TCAAGGCCGCCCACCCGGAGTATTACGCCGAGCTTGTGGAGTTGAAGGAACACGGCGACGCGCTGCGCCGCTTCTTCCTGGACTACGAGCTTCACCCGGAATTCAGCCCCAAGAAGCGTGCCCCCACGTCATCCGCTCGCGACGAGATGGTGGCACTCAACCGGGCTCCCGAAGACGATATGATCGACACGTTGCTCGAAGAGAGCGACAACCCGCTCCTGTGTGACGCGCTACTCGACACCGACACCCTCTCGGAGTCGGTAGACGCCACGCTGCCCTACGGCCGTGCGCTGAATTCGTTCCTGTCGGAGCGCGGGTGGACGTTCTTGGGCCGGGTATGGGTGTCGGGCAAGCAGCGCCGGCTATGGACGCAGGAGCCCGAGCGATTCCAGGTCAACGGCAAGGCCGATCCAGCGAAGGTGAAGCACTTCGTCGATCAGGGCGGCGACTTCATCTGATCCGCGGGAATTTGGCGACGACGACGCCTTCCGCCTCGATCACCGTCACGTCCTGGTAGTCGATCAACTCGAAGACGATTGGCTCGATCACGTCCAGGTCGTGCCGCACCAAGAGCCGGCCAGCGGCATAATCGAACGCGGCTGACACTCGGGGCCACACGTCGATAATCGTCTCAGCGCGTGTAGGCGGTGGGGCGATCTTGACGTACTGCTCGGCGATCCACCGCCGCTCTTCCGCCAGGTAGTCGTCCCACATCGTCATCGCCGGAAGACCTTCAGCTTCTTGTTGCCGCGCTTCACCTTGCGGGTGCTCTTGCTCGGATCGTGTTTCAGGTAGCTCTTATCGCGCAATCCGGCGGCCGCGGCAACCGGCTTCTCGAATTCGATAGGCGCCGCGGCGAACATCTTAGGGAAGAGGCCCTGGCGCTCGCCCGCGGGCTCGTCGGCACGAATGAAGATCGAGCGTATTCCTTCTTTGGCAAGCAACGCCTCCAAGACCGTATGGTCGATGTGCTTGACATTGACGATCGCCATCTTGTGCTCGTAGGTACGCTCCCGCGGACGCATAAGGTCGATGTGCTCGTCGTAAATACCGATCATCGGCGTTGGCAACGCCCTACCGATCGGCCGATCGAAGTCAATATAGGTGGACAGCATCAGGTTGGTCATGTCGCGTTGCATGAACGTGTCCGTGAACCGCTCGTACCACTCACGCATCAAGCGTCCCGGCGACGGAAGTAACTTCTGCGGATCATAGCCAACAAGAAATATGATCTCGTCGCGCCAAGGGAGCTTAATCGACGCCGCGAACACAGCCTCGGTAATCCACCGCCGATAAAGCGCATCGGACCGCCGCTGCATCTCGGCATAATACCGCCGAAACTCGTCGCGATAATAGATAACGCTGCTCGCATCGTCCGTATTCATGTGGTCCTCCTGGTGCCGGCTGTAGCGCTAAGCGCCACGCATGTCAAACGGCTGGTGGCGGTGGCATCCCGTCGAGATAGCCTTCGAGTCCCTGGTCGATCCGTTGCATCTTCGCTTCCAGGTCCCGCATCTGATCGGTGAGGGCCTTAGCCTGCCGCCGCTTCTTGCTGCTCTTCGTCTCGCCTTTGCGGGTGAATTCCGCGCCACAGTCGAAGCAGTCCCACATGGTCGCCTCGCCGCCATGCACCGACATCACCGTGCGGCGGCCGATATGGCACACCGGACACTTCGGGGCGTCCTCGTCGCGCGGCATCGTCATGCGGTAGGTCTGCTTGGGCACCAGGACGCCGTGACGCGCCAGAACGGCTTCGTGCTCCGCCGTCATGCCTTCGATCGCCGTCTCGCCGCAATCCACGCAGCGCTGTTTGGTCTGCTTACCGATCCGCTGAATCTCTACCCATGTGTGCTCATGGACCCGCGGCGGCGCATCCCACCCATCCGGGTTGAGCCAAAAGGCGCTCGGGCAGGCAGCGTACAGGCGTTGCTCCTGCCTCACCTGTGCCTCATAGATCAGCGCCATGGTCTGATCGACGGGCGGCGGCGGTTCGCTCTCACGGCGGATCGGCTTGAAGAAGTCGCGGGTGTCGTAGCCATACCGCGCCAGCATCGCCATCTCGATCTTGTGTGCGACCACGGCCAGGGCACCAAAGCCGCCAACCGTCTCGACGATCTCCAGGATCATCCGATGTCCTCCAAGTGGTGCGGGTGGCCGCGGCGGCACCAACCGATGTCCTCCAAGTGGTACGGGTGGCCGCGGCGGCACCAACCGATAATCTCGTCCGCGATCCGCCGGATACGCCTAAAGCCGCGAGCACCGCATACTGGACAAGGCGGGCGCTTCACGGCTGCGGCTTCAACAAGAATTCAAGCACATCGGCTACGTCGCGCATATTCTCGTCGCCGCGGCCCCGGATGCGGGCCACAACCGCTTGCGCTTGCTGCTCAAGCAGGCGGTGCTTGCACTCCGCCATCCCCAAGCCAGTTTCCTCGCGCATCCGGCGCACGGCGTCGGCCGTCGTCTCAATCACGTTCGATCTCCGGTCGCCGCGGCATGTACTCGGTGGGGCGGCTGTCACCCGTCAGGCGACGGATCATGCGCTCGCGGGCGATGGCAAGGCGTTCGCGGTGCCAATCGGCGAGATCGGGGTGTCCGCTGCCCGCGAACGCCGCCGCTTCGACGAATTGCTGGAATTCGGTGACGATCTTGGCCGCCGAGCGCCGGTTGTAGGTGAAGGGGTGGCCGTTGCTCATTGCGGCACGTCCGGCGCTGGTGGCACGTCTTCTGGCCCCTCGTACACACAGCGGTAACGGCAAGGGCAATCACCGCGCTGCCGGTAGAAGCAGCGATCCCACTCCGCCGTCGTGCGCTTGCGGCTCGACCGCGGCGGCGGTGAGCGCATCGCCAACGCCAACGCTTTCGCGAAAGCAGCGATCGACAACAGCGCAAGCATCACAACGAATGTTACCAAAGCGGCGTTCACAGGTCTTCCTCCCGGCCAGCGTAGATGGCGTGCTCGGGATAGTTGGTGTCCCGGTGGTAAATGTAGATCGGCGACAAGGCGCGAAAGCGGATGGCCGGGGGTGTTATCCGCGGCGGCTGCACCGGGCACACCCTGATCCGGCGCACGTCGTCATGGACTTGGACGATCTCACCATCAGCGGGACCGCCTTCCAGCTTGACGATCGAATAGCTCATGCGTGGACTGCCCGATGCAGCGCATTGCACGCGGCGTTGAGGGCGTTGCGGCGGCGCTTCGCGGTAGCCTTGCCTTTGCCGCGAGCATGGCCGGCGACTTGCTCGCCAGCGTCATGCAGCACCTTCTCCGCCTCGCGGAGCAATTCTTCGCATCGAACGTGTACGGACATGGAAGTCACTTCCTCTTACTGTTGGTGTGGCACACATAGCAGATCAGGGCGGCCCACAACAGAGCCCCGATGATGGCCGCAGTCCAGATCATTTGCGGCGGCCGTGAAATCGCAGCGTATCCGCCATACGGTCCCACCGATCAGCGGTAGCACGCAACCGACGAGCGATTACGCGAGCGGTGTCTTCGCGTGGTTTGATCTCAAAAAGAGCCATCAATCCGCCGATTACGTCGCGGTCCAGCTTCACTCGCTTGAAGAGGGTATCGAGCTTCATAATCACGCAGATTCTCCCCTGATTCGCACCCCCATACTGCTAAGCGTTATGCGTGTCAACGAAAAGGCCCAAAACAGGGTGTTCGCGCTCCAACCGATAAGTCTAGCGCTTATCAGTGCAAGCGTCACGCTTAGCTAAGCGTTAGTACGTATAAAACCGGCCACCGCTAAGAAGGAGGCTTAGCACGACGAACCAACTTGGTTCGTTAATCGGTTAATCTTTAATCGGTTATAAATCGGTTAGTAAATCGGTTAATAAGCAAAAACAGTCACTTAGAGAGGAATAAACCGATTTAACCGATTGAGGACCATAACTCTTATGCAGGAGAGAGGAAAAAACTTTTTGTGCCCAAAAGTGAAATCGAGGGTTTGAATCGGTTAAATCGGTTAGAGGGCCTGTCCGAGCTAAGCGTGACGGTGTTGCCGTAGAAGTGAATTCAAGCCCTGTTTGGAGCCGGGGCTATGCCTAAATTCCGGTAAAACGGCGAGACGCGGCTCACCGCCCCCGCTATGCGCGACGCTTAGTTAACAGGGACCCGTTTTCTGCTAAGCATAACGCTGTTGTAAGGTTAACCCGATGCTAAGCTTAACGGTATGATAAGGTTAACGCATAGCATGGCATCCGATCGCCCGACGTGCCGCCGTCCAGGTGCGAGGCTGTGCCAGCATGCCGCCCTGCCCTAGCTTTGCCGCTGGGCTCTAGTCGGTGGTGCCGCCATGACACGTCCAGGGCAGGCGGAAGTTACTTCCTACCCGCCTAGCAGCCCCGCCAGCACGCAACGCACCCGCGCCTCTGTCCAGATGGCACGCATACGGTAAGGCCCGCCTAGCGGGGCTGCTAGACGGGCCTCATAGGGCGACGATCTGGACGGGTTAGCCGTAGTGACGCGCTACTCCCGCTACCAAGGCCAGGGCCTCAACTAAGGGGAATTATATAGATGACTCCCGATCATCGTGAGCCTCCTTCTTTGCGGCGCGCTTCAACCGGCGCTCGGTCTTCTTCGCTGCCAGCCCCTTGTCAGTGGGGCGGTAGCCGAGGACGCGGGTTGTTATGGCGTCCAGTGCGGCTAAAACCTTCTCCGTCATGCGATCAGTTCCTTGTAGGTGAGGCGCTGGCCGAGGCCCGCCATAAACATGCTGGCGAGCCGGTCGAGCGTGTGGTGCTTCACGTCGCCTTCGTTGAGGCGGAATGCAAACTCGCCAACGTAGCGGTGCAGGTGCTTCGGGCTGGCGTGGTGATAGACGCCGATGATCCCGCGCTTCATGACCGCGAACACGCTTTCGATGCCGTTCGTGGTGACGTTGCCGCGCACATATTCTCCAGCGCCGTGGTTGATCGTTTCATGGCTGTAGATCAGTCCGCCAAGGCGGTTGTAGATCGCGCTTTCGTCCGTGTGGATTTCCGAACCGGCCTCAACATTGCGATACGCGAATCCAGTAGCGCTGCGGCGAGAAACGATGGCCGGAACCTCCGCCTTGACGCGGCCCGTCGCGCCCCAAGCCGAGCCGCTTGCTCTCGTGCTTATTCTTTTCGACGCCGCCGACATAGACCTCATCAATCTCTACGATCCCGGCGAGTTGCGTAGGATCGTTGCCGCACGCCTCGCAGAGACGCTGGAGGATAAACCACGCCGTCTTTTAGGTGACGCCGATCTGTTTGGCGAGTTGGAGACTGCTGATGCCCTTCCGGGCCGTTACGAGCAGATACATCGCATAGAGCCACTTGTGCAGCGGCACCTTGGAGCGCTCGAATATCGTGCCGGTGCGGACCGTGAAGTCGGACAGGCAGGCGTTGCAACGGTAGAAGCCACCCTTGCGGGTGCCGATGCGCTTCGCCTCGTTACAGGCCGGGCAGACGGCCCCGTCAGGCCAGCGCTTCTCCTCGAAATAGACGCGCGCGCTCTCCTGATCGGGGAACATCTGGAAAAGCTCGAAGGTGCTGATCGTGGATTTGCTCATATCAGGACTCCTGAGCGGCGAGATTGGCGAGCAGCTTGGCGCGCGCCTCTTCCGAGGTGTTTCCCCATCCGTAGGTGCCGACACCTTTCATGGTCGCGGTGTAAGGATGGAGAGCGTTGGGCGTCTTCTTCACGCGGATCGGGGTCTTCATGCCGACGCTCCTGCACAACGCCAAAGGTGGATCATGTAAGACAGGCTGCGAACGATGTTGCTGTTGCCTGCGCTATCGAACCAATAGAACCGGCCCTTAGCGCCCACGTCCAACAGCGCTGCTTTCAGCCCTGCTTTGCCGTAGGGGGCGAACCGAAACTCGCCGTTCGGAGCCGTCCAGTAGAGGTAGGCCCGGTGACCGAAGCGAGCCTTGCGGCGGAGTTCTTCGTGGGTCACGCTTCAACCCTCTCAACCAAATCGCCGGGCTCGATCTTGCTGTCCATGTATGCCCAGCTATCGCCCCACCAATCAGCAACATACCATTGTGTGCCATCGCCGGGGACGCGACGGTCAAGCTTCACCTTGCCGCCCTGGAAGTCGATAAAAACTTGCCCTTCCTGCAACTCGCTGCGGCGATCATACCAATCAGTCATCTGGCTAACTCCTTGCCTTCGCGACCTATTCCGCTCCGGTGAGAAGATAACTACCCGGATGCGTTTAGGGAGCCAAGTATATAATTCCCTAAGTTATACGATCGCAATCGCGTTGCCCATGGCGCGAGCTTCACGCGCCAGACGGAAGAGCTTGGCCGCCATACTGCGGCGTGCCAGGGCGTCGGCCTCTTCCCGCTGTCCCGCCACATAGGCGCGCATCTTGCGGGTAGCGCCACCCTTCGGACCATGGAACGCGACAACGTGGCCTGTTGCGGGATTGTGGCGGTAGAACCGCGACATCATCCCGTCCAGGTTGATCCAATTACCCGGCTGAAGCTTGAGCGTGCCAGCGTCCAGGGCCTCGCGTGTCGCGGCGTCCCAAAGGTTCGGCGCTTTCTGAAACTGTGCCATGCGAATCACTCCTGTTGCTATGCGCCACACTTAGCGGCGAATTCGTTAAACGGAAGTTACTTCCGGCGGAACATGGTCGCCAGTGCTTCCGACTCACGGTCGGCGGTGGCGGCCTCTTCTGGCCGTCCAGCGCGACGGAGCCGGCGGGCCTCCTGATCGGAGCTTAGCGCCAGGTCCGCAAGCTCCGCCGGCTTCAGGCGTGCCAGGGCGGCAGGGTCCAGGGTGCTAACCGGCACGGCCGAGTCGCCTCACTTCCGCATTGAACGCCTTGCGGTGCTGTGCCGTCATGCGGCGATACGGGACAAGCTCAAACGCCAAGTCGCCTTCGCCGTGCGACTTCCCGTAAATGCCCTGAAGCTCCCGCAACAGGTCCGCATATTCTTCCGGCTTGGCGGCGCGGGTTTCCGTGTACCATCCGAAAGACGCGCCGCCGTGCTGTCCTACGTGCGCGTAGACAGTCAGAAGCCGGCCGGCGGTATCTTGCGGCAAGGTCGGGAATACGGCGGTAACGCCATCATTCGCAAAGGCCGCTTTGCCGCGAGGGCGGCGGAAGATGACGGGCAGTTTTTCCATAGCGAAACTCCTAGCCTATGATGTCGCACGAAACGCGGAAGGCGGCGCGGGCGGCCTTGCGGGCGGCCTGATAGCTGGCGGCCTCGACTGTGCCAGCCGACTCGCCGTTGATGTAGACTTGAAAGGTACGCATCCGAGTCGCTCCGTGTTGATGGCCCTTGATACCGTCCAGGCGTTAACAGGAAGTTACTTCCGCGGAAGCCGGCTCCGCACGTCAACCGCCCGCGCCCACTGTGCCAGGGCGCGAGCTTCCGCCGTCGCGTCTAGTCGTTCCTGTAGCGTCACGCGCGGCGCATAGGGCGAACGCCTGTCGTCCAGGAAGCTCGCGAGCGGGCGGAGCGTCACAAAGCACCCATGGCGTGATGGGCAACGCTGAAAACGCCCACAACGTAGGCGTAGACCGCATGGCCGGCATACAGCACAGCGAGGGCGACGGCGGCCTTGACGGCGTAACCTGAAGCGACTCGGGCGATGATTGAAACCATATCCATGCCCGAGTCTCTACGCTTCAAATCCTAATGATGTGTTAACGCGGCCAGGTAGCCGGACTCGTAGCCAACCCGCCAGAATATCCAACAGGCCGCCAGGATCAGCGGGAAGAGCACAGCGCGGCGAATCCAGGCCATGCGAGCCTTGAGCCGTGCGAGCTTGGCCGCCTCCGCCGCGTCGGCGGCCTCGCGCGCCCGCCGTGCCGCTGTCAGACCATCAACTGACATATTCCAGCCCCTTCAGGTAGGCCGCCAGGGCGCGAAGATCGCGGGCGTCACGCTTGGCTAGGTTCAACGCCCGCCGCTCCGCCTTGCGCCTCAAATCGCGTTCGCTGGCGTCCGCAACGGCCGAGTCCGCAACCGGGTAGAGCTGGCCGCGGATATAGCGGAGCATGGAGTCACGGTGCTGTGCGGTTTCGGGCGGGACGGCGGAATACATGATAGCGCCAGGGTCGCCGTCCGTCATAAAGCTACCCCATTGCGGGGCCAGGTCGGCGGCCTCTCTATCGTCCAGGGGCTCCGCCGCGTCTTCCTCTTCCGCGTAGTGCGACTCCAAGCCGTAGAAGTCCCGCCACTGTGCCAGGATCAGGTCGCGCCCTTCACCTGTCGACTCGTAGATCGTCAACGCCTTGCGGACGTAGGCGATGCCATCGGGCGTCAACGGATTCTGAAGGAATTCGTTACAGTCGCCGCAATGCTGTGGCGAGTCGGCTTCCCCTCCGCCGTCCGCAACTGGACCCTTGGGGTAGGCGTCCGAGTCCCAGGTGGATTCGTCGTCCAGGTTGGCACCCGCGGGAAGCGGGAGCACGGAGCGCAAGTGTTCGCCGCAATCGGCACAGAACAACTCCGCTTGATAGAGATATGCGTTCATCTCAATTCTTCCCCTTGAGGCGGCGGAGGCGGCAATAGGTGCCGTTTTCGCCGTAAAGCGTGCCGCTGTATTCCGTCCCGTCAAACATGACACGGAAGGAAGCGCGACGATCGCCCATGTTGCTTGTCCAGGTGCTCAAAATCGTGCCGTAGCCGAGTCGAGCACCCATAAAATTCGTGACTTCGATTCGGTGGCCGCTCCGCAACGGCACGCCAGGATTGCAATCGCGATAGTACGCGAAAACCCGCTCCGGCTTATCGTGGCGAAGCTCCCACATCTCGACGCGGGAACGCATCTCGTTATTGCACGCGGCATAGACCGGCGCGGCGGCCTCTTCCTTCGTGATGTAGTTGCGGGCGCGGGTGGTGCCGCCCTCGCGCATGATCGACTCCGCGTAGGACTGTGCCGCATCGCACGCCTCGCGCTCCGCCGTATAATCCGCCTCATTGTAGGCGGGTCCGTAGTCTGAATGGGTCCAGGCCATGTGATTCGCTCCGTTGTGTGAGGTCGGTTTAGGCCGAAAGTGTTAAGCGGAAGTTACTTCGTCGCGACGTTTGCCAGGGCACGCGCGACGATCTCGGCGAACGCTTCCGCGCTCGGCGCGTCGGGAAACCCTTTGCACCCCATGGCGTTCGCGTGCTTCGTCGTCGTCGCGCTGTGGCCGCGGTAGTCGGGATTGAACGCCTTCAGGTAGTCATGGCCGGCCATCGCCCGCACAGCGATAAGCGCGCGGTAGCTGAAGAACAATTCCGCGTTCCCGATGGTGACAATGGCCTGATTCGGCGCGGACGAGTCGAGAGAAGTTTTCATGGCTGCTACTCCGTTGATGTGATTCGCTATCTAGGCGTGAAGTGTTACCAAATCACTAAGCGTTGCGCATAGCAATAAAACGGCTGTGCTCGGCGATGGTTCCGCGGAAGTGACTTCCGGCGGGTCCGGCTCGGCGACGCTCGGCGGAGCATAGACTCGCGCACGCGGAGTCGCGCGCACGCGTGACCCCCGGCCGCCGTTAACCCTAACGCGGCGTTAATGGTAAATCTCGGGTTAACCCTAATGCCGGATTAACCTTACCGCGGCGTTAAGGTTAACGCGAAACATGGGTGCCTGCACGCGGTCGAGCCGGCCGGGGTGCGACATGGGAATACACATATCGGTCAACGGGGAAACCCGCCGACCCCCCTATCCCGGTCTGTTCGGAGCTTTTCAGGCCGAGCTAAATCCTGCCCCGCCGGTACAGGTGATTCGGATCAAGGCACTCCCCGGTCGCCGATCCACCGGAATCTCAATCAACCCTGCACTCCCTCTGTAGTGGCGCTGCGTACCCTCCTGTAAGGGCGTCGCTTGACAGGTCCCACGCTTAGCTGCTAAGCGCCACGCTCCAACAGTGAGGGCACCAAGAATGGCTCGCGTAACCGAAGACACTATCGTCGGCCAGATCAGGGCACTCGATCCCGGCCAGAGCTTCAGCCGGTCCAAGCGTCTGACGCTGGAAGAAGCAGCAAACGAGATGACGCCGACCGAAGCGCTGGCAAAGCTCCGCAACATGGTCAATCAGGCTGTCGGCCGGCTGCGCAAGGAGATACCGGGAAGTAACTTCCGTGTCGAAAGCATGGTTGGCTTCACCGACAACAAGCAGGCGGTGCTTGCCACCGTGGCTGCTACCCGCTTCGACGGCGAGGACGACGAAGAACAGGACATCTGACACCCCCGCACCAATGGAGGACCGATCCAGTGTGCAACATCAAAGAAGTACCGAGCTTCCGTTATAACGGGAAGCTCTACGACACGCGCTCCGCCGCCGTGGCCGCCGGTCTTGGCGAGATCGCCGACGACATCAAGCGCAACTTTGCCCACGGCCCGCTCGACGGCCTGGTGAAGCACAGCGCTGCGCTTATCTTCCTCCTGTCCGAGTACCGGAAAGAGGAAGAGGCCGATGGTCCGGCGAGCAGTAAGGACCCCGAGCCGGACGACGCACCGATGCCGCCGCAAGCGGTACGCGAATTGCTCGCGAACACAATTCGCGGTAAAGCCAAGAACGACCGATCCGGTATGCAGACGTTCGTTTCAAATGCCGGCTATGGCGATCTACCAGCCCTGCTCCATTACGCCACAGACGCGCACGTTAATACGTTGCTTGCCAAGCTCGTGGAGAGTCCAGTGAGCGGCCAAGTGCTCGACGTGCAGGGCCATCGGCCCGCCTGTGCTGCTCGCGCTACCGGCTATGAAGCCGATTGCCGCTGCGGTGTGCTGATTCTCAACCGGAAGGATTGACATGCAAGACGACGATAACCTGATCTCGCCCAAGCAGACGGATGGCTTCAGCACCGAGTCGCCGATCCGCGCCTTCACCGAATTCAAAGTGGCCGGCAGGGTGGCGATCGGTAAGGGCTTTCGCCCGAGCTTGGCGCATCTACACACCTACCTGGACGCCATGGAGCGCAAGGAAGGCTGGCGGTTCCAACAGATACTGCTCCCCGAGACGGACGCAGGCGATCCCACCGTCCTGTTCCACCAGGTTCCGCCTATGGTGCTCAACGTTCCCGGCCTGAAAGCTGCGGAAGGCCGCGCCGAAGACCTATATGCCAAGGTGGCTGCGACGTTAGGAAGCGACGCCATTGATCCAACGGCAATTCACCAGCCCCGGATAGCTCCCGAGCCGGAGTCGTCGAAGCATGCAGACGATCTCGACGCACCCCATGATACCCATCTACACATCATGGTGCGGTCGAACTTCAAGAAGCTGCACCAGGTAAGCGGCATCTACCGCGACGGCCAATGGCACATCGTCACACAGAGGGCAGGCTCCGAGATCGTCCGCACGCTGCCGATGAAGGGTGAACCTGAATCCTGGGACTACCCGCCCGAAGTCAAAGCCATCCGGCAAGCGATGCCCGGTCTGTCGATGCTGGCGGCCATGGCCGACGATCCGATCAACCCCAAGCACTACCGCGGCACCCGCTGCGCCGAGATCGGTGAGCTTCTGTCGGCCAACAGCTACCAGGTGCTGAAGTATAACTGGCGGCTCGGCGAGAAGGATGATCCCTGCGTCGAGATCGGCAAGGCGCTGTGGTATCTCGATCGGGAGATCACCTTGGCCGGGAGTGATTGGCGGCCGGTGGACGGGCTGCTGCCGGTGGAATCGTGGTTCGACGAACGCTTGGAAGGCGAGAACGAGTACGTCCGCGCCATCGCCGTGCAACTGATCGACTGGAATCGGTTCGGCCGCATCGACGTTCTGCGCAAGCTGCGCGTCCACATCACCGCTAAGAAGGTGCTGTTGGAGTGCGGTTCGGGGTTGGCCCTGTGAACGGCTGGTCCAGCAAGGGAGAACACCGCCGGCTTTTCTGGCGTGTGTCGCATCGGCTTCCCGGTTGGGACCGTACCCCGGATCGCGAGATTCGGAAGTACCTTCGACGTGCGTCATGGAGGCGAGCGCTGTGAGCGTCTACAAGGCAATCACTTGGAACCGGGAGCGCCTGGAACAGCTTCGCGCGGCCTACAACGGCACCACCGCGCCGACGCTCAAGCAAGTCGAGCTTGAGGGTCAAGGCAAGCACGATTTCGATCGCGGCTACGCCAAGTACCTGATCGAATATCTTGACGGTGTGTTCGCGGCCAACCCCAATCTGGCGGCCGGCCCGAACCGTGAAGGGGAGGAAGGACAATGACACAGTATTCAGGATTATGCATCGGCGGCCCCCTGGACGGCCGGTGCGCGGTGTCGAGAACGCAGCGGCTTCAGGCCGATGAGAAGCCCGATCTGCCGCCGATCTCGGCCGGCCCCACGGAAATTCCCACTGATATGGCGATCACCCGTCACACTTACCTGTGGCTGCACACTGGCGGCTTGGGGCTGTGGCTCGTCGAGGGCACGACGTTGCAGGACGCGATTCAGGCGATGGCTCTTGCCTACGCGGAGGCTCGCCGGAAGTGAGCCCCAAGCGTGCCGGCGATCTCGTCAAGGGCATCATCGTCGATCTCGACGCCGCGCTCGCGTCGAACGGCCGCGAAGCCCTGGGCGAGCGCCATAGCGCCCTTGCATCAGCCATGATGCTCGGGGTGCGCCTGCTAGGCGGTGTTGCGATCAATACGGCTCGGATCGCCACCGCCCTTGAGAAGATCGAAGCCAAGACAGGAGGATTTGATGACCGAAAGGGAGGCACAACGGATCAAATATCAAGCGAGGAAAGCTCGCGATCCTGAAGCCTCGCGGCAGCGTGTCCGCAAACAGAAATTACGGATGCGTTATCGCTATTGCCTACCGGAAGAGATTGAGCGCACCGCCGAGAAGCTGGCGATGCTTCAGGCCATACAACAGGAGATGTCCTAATGCGGATATTCGACGATCCAGACCATCCGCAATACGGCCCGGTGCGCCGCCTTTGGGTGGTGCTGGCGCAACTCGACTTGTTCGATTTCGCCGAGTTATACCGCGATCTTGTCGATGAGACGTGGGATCAGTCCCTCGCTTCGTATGTGCGGCTTGGTTATGGCGAAGCCATGGCCCAACGCATTGTCCTCTACAGCATCATGTCATCCTACAGGAGCAAACCATGACAACTGTTCCACCCCGGCCCCCTGTGCCCGCTAACCGCGGCAAGCGGGTCAACACGCGCAACTATACCGCCTGGTCCTGGATCAAGGGCTATGCGGCATGGGCGCTGGTGTTCCCGATGTACCTGGCGCTGTGGGCGTTCGCCACGGTGTTCAAGCGCCTGCCGGATTGGGCGACACGGAAGTTACTTCTGGCCCACCAGCGTTACACGTCCACGCACGCGATGGACTTCCGCATCCCGCCCGACAATTCGGTGCCGGCGTACATGCACCGCTGGTGGCGGATCGCCCGCAACGCCTACATGAACATCTACTATCACATCGTTCTGCGCTCGGATGACGATCGCGCGCTGCACGATCACCCTTGGGCCAACCTGTCGATCGTGCTTGACGGCGGCTATTACGAGCACACGATCGACGCGGGCGGCGTCAACAAGAAGACCTGGTACGGCCCCGGCAGCGTGCGCTTCCGCCGTGCAGGCACCTTCGCCCACCGGCTTGAGCTTGCCCCCAAGCACGCGACCGGCGAGCCCTGGGATCGCAACGCCCTTCAGCCCGTCACCACGATCTTCATCACCGGCCCGGTGCTGCGGCGTTGGGGCTTCCACCACCCCGAGCAATGGGTGGATGCCTACGATTGGGACGACTTCATGGCCGCCCACGGCAACAACGGATCAATGCGGATGGACGGCGGCAGCGACGCCATCGTCTCGACGCGCAACAAGCTCTAAGGAAGGACTGACATGCGACTGCGTAAATTCATCAATAAGCTATCTGATCTCGTCACCACCGCCATGCTCAACCCCAAGGACTTCGGCGATGTCGAAGTGATCTCGGAGTTGATCGGCCAAGCGTACATGGTCAATCCGGCCGTGGCCGGCGGTGAATTCATTGTTACGGTGGATAAAAACAGCGGCCGTTATACGGTTGAAGTGCCGAAGCCCGGCCACCGTGCTGCTATTATCCCGAACGATGCGCAGCAAATCGCTTTTGTCGGCGACGAGGACGTGTCCGCACCATTTCCCCCCATGACTCTCTCTCGTATCGCGGAATTTCTCGACTACGCTTCGTGTTACGGCGACTATGACGAGAACACACCTAACGGCACGCCCGCGTCCGCGGACGCTGGACACGGCATGAACGACTATCGGCGTGCGGCGATCGTGCTGCTGAAAAAGGTGCTCGGCTTCCTGCCGCAAGACACCAAGGACGCGATCGTGTTCCCGGATCACGGCTACCGCGTCGGCCAGTTGGAGATCGCGCTGCGCGAGGCCGCCGATCAACTTCGCTACTATCGCGATCAGCACCGCGCCAAAGGTACGCCGGAAGCAGAAGACAAGGCTCGCGTCAACGAAGCCCTGGCCGACCGCTACTATCGTCTGCTCGGCGAAGACGTGCATCCCGAGCCGGTGGACTACGCGCTCGGCCTCTTCCCGGTAGCCGACGATCGGCAGAGCTTCAGCTACGTGATCGAGACGTTTATCGAGAACGGCTACGAGCGCGGCGTACCGGCTTCCGACATGGCCGGCGTGCTGGCGGAGCAAGCGGAGCAGATCATGGGGTGCGCCAGCGTCACGGAGAGCCCCGTCAGCGACGATTCGGCCGTTCCGGGTCCCGAGACACCGGCCAAGCTCTCTTCGGACCCCCTGGACCGTGCTGCGGTCGTCCTGCTGATCCGGGAGAAGTCGAAGGTCGCTCGCGGCCGGAACCTGGCGGAGATCGCCAACACGCTCGACGCACTGGCCGACGAGATCGCACAGCACATGGAAGAGCAACCGATCGACGTTGCGCGGGCGCTGCGTGAATTCTATGTCGATTGCCACGCACGCAACGTGAAAGCCGGCTGGTGGAACGATCTGTCGAACGGCGAGCCAAAGAAGCGGAGCGTCGGCGAGTTGTTCATGCTTTTCGTGACGGAGATCGCCGAAGCCTATGATGCCTATGCTCGCGGCAACATCGCCGACGACAAGCTGCCACAGTATCCGGGGCTCGGCGTCGAGATCGCCGATCTGCAAATCCGGCTCGGCGACTTCTGCGGCGCGCTCCTGGCCGGCAGCATCGTCGAGCACAGCGGCACCTTCAACCCTGGCGACGAGATGTTCAAGGAAGTCGCCGCAATCGCTGCACGCTACGAGGCGATCCGCAAGACGCCTGAAGCCAAGGGTGCAACGGAGATGGGTGAGCCGTTGGAACCAATGGACGTGGCCGTGATGGTGATCGACAAGCTGGCCTTCAACGCACAGCGCGCCGACCACAAGCCCGAGAACCGCATGAAGGAAGGCGGCAAGCAGACGTGACCGCTTGACGGTCGCCACGCTTAGCACTACCGAAGTAACTTCCACAGGAGGACCACATGAACGACTCAACTCGCAACCCCATCGGCTTTGAACGGATCGAAGCCGATTCCGGCCTTTACGGCGGACCGAACCAAGCACCCATTCCTCCGCTCTTCAACGAACAACAGGCGAAAGTCGCGGCGCTGATCGCGGTGCATCTCGGCGTCGAAGCGGCCAAGGTGGTGCCGACCGCCAGCTTCGCCGTCGATCTCGGCGCGGACAGCCTGGACATGGTGGAGTTGGTGATGGAGGCTGAAGAGAGCTTCGGAATCGAAATCACTGAAGACGAGGCCGAGAACCTGAAGACCGTCCAGGATGCCTTCGACGTGGTAGCGAACAAGCTGCGCGGCTGATGTCCCTACGCCGCAGGGGTGCGATCTCCGCGGCTATGATGACACCAGCAAGGACCGAATTATGCAACAGCCTGAAGTCATGGAAACCGCGGGCGGCTCGCCCGTTATCATCCGCAAGTTTGCCCTGCTCCCCGCCGACGTGGTGCTTGTCGCCCGCGGCCAGGTGCTGATGGTGGGCTTTGCCGGCAACGTGCCCTACGCATGGGTGATGTCGCACCCGGCCGCCCCGGTGGACGTACAGATGCTCACCGTGCCGAGCGAAGAGATCATCAACATCGAAACCGATCCGCTTTTCGAGCCGCCGGTCCATGTCGGCAGCTTCTTCAAGACCGACAAGTCGGGCATCCTGCCGAGCGCGTGGCACGCCTTCCTGTTCATGCCGAAGCACGGCTCCATCATCCTGCCAAACTGACATGAAGATCGACCTTACGCCCGTTCAAGCGCGCGTCCTGTTCAACGTGTGCGACGGCCAAGCAGATGCCGGGGCGTGTGAGGGCGGCAACACGCCACAAGAGCAGGAAGCCTTGCGCGCCATCATGGGCAAGCTCTTGAAGCAGCACTCGCAATGGAAAGGCGTGCGACTCGATCAAGGCTGACAACCGGGTCCACGAAGCATTTTGGGAGAAAGAAAATGACGGATTCACCAATCGCTGTTCGTTTGTCTCAAATCGCTGCCGCAATGCGAAGCGAAGAGCGCGGTGTTATTGACCAATACGCGATCAAGATCGAGACGATCGTGCGTGAGCTTGAGCAGCCCGCGGCCGGCACCAGCGCCTACGAGTTGGTGGCCGCCGCCGAACAGAACCACGTCGAGACGACCGAGACGCTGATCCACATGGTCGCGGCCACGGCGTTGATGCGGTTGATTGGCGACGATACTCTCGCCGAGATGGCCGAAACAGGATCGGCATCGGTGTCCTTCAGCCCGCAAGACATGGACCGGATGCACCGGGACTACGAGATGTCGGCCCTGCGGGACGGCCTGATTACGACGGTGAAGATCACTCGTCGCGGCGATGAATCCGCGCCGCCAGCTCCCCCAGGTGAGGCGCACTTGGAAGCGCTGCCGGAGAGCCTGATGACGCAGGACGAGGACGAGACGCCCTTCGAGCCCCAGGCGGAAGAGCACGTTTACGATCGACCGCTGTGGGCTGCGCGGATCAACGGCAAGCTCTACCCAAAGTCCGATCGCGAGTCGGCCGGCCGCGCGTGCCGGATCAGCCGTGCGGAGGACATCTGCCAAGTTGAGAACCGCTTCTGCTACCACAACGACTGCCCCGCCGAGCGGTGCAACCACCCGTTAACCACTGACGACGCGAAGTAACTTTGTGTGTTCACTTGCTACCTTTTGGCGGTCAACGTGTCCGGTGATACCTACGTCGGTGTCACCGGACAAGCATTAAGCCGGCGACTCGATCAGCACCGGAAAGACGTTCGCTTTCTCGCCGGCTTTACCGCGGAAGTCTTAGGCACCGCGAAGGACCGCGACAAGGCCAACAACATAGAAGCCAAAGAGATCAAACAACGTAAGCCCACGTTGAATAAGCGGAAAGGCGGAAATTCTATCGGCGGATACCGTTCACCGCGCGGCAACATCAAAGCGGCGTCTGGCACAATACATGGCTCTTATTCGAATCGTACACATTGCAATCGCGGCCACGAACTAACTTCCGAGATCAGAGCACCAAACGGCAGTTGCCGAATTTGCGCCCGATCATCGAACCGCGCATGGATGCTCCGCAAATATGGAATTGGGCGCGGCGCGGATTGACATGCGCCACGCATAGGCCCATAGGCGATTCGTCACCAGCGAGGGATGACAAGGACCGACATGCCAAAAGGCCCCAACAACGATGATCCAGCGCTCGCGTTGAGCACGCAGAACCGGGCGTTGTCCGAAGAAAAGCGGCTCAACGTCTTCCTGGATCAGATCATTGAAGCAGAAACGGCGCGAAACCAGGCCAGCGACAAAATCAAGATGCTGTGGAAGGTTATCGGCCAGCAAGGCTTCAACGTCGAGGACGCCCGCCGGAAGTTGGTTCAACGCATCTGCGCCGGCTGACACAATCCCTGAAACCGTGAAAAGGAATATCGACATGGCTGCTGCCAACAACAAGATCACCATCCCGTCGAGCAAGGTGAATATCGCTCTTGCCGCTGGCGCTACCGCTGCCGCGATGAAGGAAGCAGGCGCTGCTTCCGGCAAGCTCTTCCTGGTGCCGGTGGATAAGATCAAGCTGATCCCCGGCTTCAACGTCCGAGTCGATTCGCCGGACTATCGCGCCCACCGCGATATGATCGCCGACTCGATCGCGACCAACGGGTTCGACGAGACGAAGCCCCTGGCCGGTTATGTCGCCAAGGAAGGCGACGACAACGTGATCTACGTGACGGACGGCCACACCCGGCTCGACGCCGTGAGCGTGGTCAACGGCACCGATGGCGCGACCAAGATCGACAAGCTGCCGGTGATCGTGCGCTCCACCGCCCCGTCGCTGACGGACCTGACGGTGATGCTGCACACCAACAACACCGGCCGCCCGCTGTCGCCTTTCGAGCTTGGCGTTGTCGTCAAGCGGCTGCTCAAGGAAGACGGCGCGGACAAGAAGACGATCGCCGGCAAGCTCGGCGTGACGCCGCGCTATCTCGACGATGTGCTGCTGCTCGTCAACTCGCCCAAGGAAATCCGCACGGCGGTTCTCAACGGCCAGGTGTCGGCGACGCTCGCGATCCAGGAGCTTCGCAAGGCGGGTGACACGGTGCTCAAGGCCGTCGAGCGCATCACCGCGGCTGTCGAAAAGGCCACCAAGTCGGGCAAGGCCAAGGCCACGGCCAAGGACACCGAAGATGCCGGCCCGAAGATGAAGAAGATCGTCGAGACGATCTCGATCGGCGAGGGCACCGACATCAAGGAATTGGTCAAGGCCACCGCCGCCAAGCTGCGTGCCAACATTCCGAACGAGGCCGATGGCGAGGGCGACGAGGCCGCCAAGCTCGTCACCGTCGATGGCACCATCACGATCACGATCCAGGTGCCTAAGGCGGCTGATCCGATCGTCGCCGCTGCCCCGGCGAAAAAGCCGGCCGCCAAGAAGACCGGCACCAAGTCGTCGGTGACGAAGCCCACCGCGACGAAGGAAGGCGGCGATCCCGCTCCGGCGGCGGAAGCAACTTCCGACAAGCCGGCTCCCAAGAAGCACGGCGGTACGGCCAAGGCGGCGGCTCCGGCTCCCGCTCCTGCCCCCGAGCCGGAAGGCGATGACGAGAACATCACCGCCGACGACACCGATCTCGGCATCCCTGGCGCGGAGCCGGTGACGGACGAGGGCCTGGACGACGAAGTGGCGATCCTGCCGCCTTCGACCAAGGGCAACGCCGACAACAACGAAGGCGACTCGGACATCTGATCGGACAGGGCCGGCGGGGCAACTCGCCGGTCCACCTTTCCGACGAGCCCTTGGCCTCCATCTCGATCACGATTGCAGCGAGACGCCGACTACAGCTTCGGCAGAGTGTCCAAGGGTTCTTCGGAGCGGTGGGAATTGGCTCAACGGGCTCAACATCGCGAGACAGGTCTATGCACCGCTCCACCCTTCTGCTACATCGGCAGGCTCCACAAATGGAGGATCACCATGTTCGACAAGACGAAAGGGTTTTCGCCCCAGCGCGTTGACGAAGCAGCCCGCACCAGCAATGTGCTCGCGCGAGCCCGCGAAGCCACCAACGCCGCGATCGGCCAAGGCGGCGATCGTCTCGGCACTCCTGGCCTTGGCGGCGACAAGCTCTGACGAAAGAAGCCCCGGCACCGTTGCGAGGGGTGCCGGGGCTTCCGGGAGTACCAGCGGAGGACCGATCCGCGGCAAGACGGGCGTTAACCTTTCACGGCACAGCCGTCAAGTCCTCTCCTACCGCACAGCGATCGAGCGCCGCCACGGCCCGATCACCCCATCCACCAGGCGCTTCATAGCGGCCAAGCTGTGCCGATGTCTTCGCCACTCGTTCATCGGCTGTCGCCGGCATCGGTTGCTCCGCCAACGGCCGCGGCCGGGTTGCCTTGATCGAGTCGTAGGTTGCCTTGTCGGGGCACCTGGCCCGCACCGGCACCTTTTCGATCTGGATATGGGTTTCGGTGGCAACGCCGGGGCCGCCACAGCCGGCCAGGAGCCCCGCCAGGGCCAAGAGCACGATCACCTTCACTTCCACGCCTCCCATGCTGCTTTGCTGTCTGCGCCGACCGCCTGGCACTGTAGCTCCGGCGTTGGCTGCGCCTTGGCGTGCGCCAGGGCTTCGATCCGTTTCTCCGATGACTCGTACTGCCCCTTCATCAACACCTGGACGTTGGCGAGCGCCTTGTCCGCGTTCTCGGCGCGCTGTTGGCCTTCTTCGGCTAGGCGGGTGTTCTCCGCGGCTGCGGCCGAGCAGCTATCCCAGGATCGCTTCAGTGCCGCGATGGCTGCGGGCACCTGTTCGGCCGTCAAGGACTTACGGAGCCCCTTCGCGTCAGGCTGTACGGTCGCGTCAGTCGCCGAGATCACCACGGCGTTCTGCCAAGCCGTCAGTCGCACGATCTCCTGCCCACGGCGGCTCCATGACAGGAAGAAACCGAAGACCAAGAGCACCACCAGGCCAATGCCGGCGAGCTTGAGCGCGAGGGAATAGGGACTTAGGTTCGGTAGGTTCATCGTCCTTCCTTTCATACGGCCAGCTTGAGGCCCTTGGTGAGCTTGTCGCGAACATGCGCGGCAGCTTCGTACTTGGTGACTTTCTGATCCTTGTTGATGTCGAGGCCGCTGTTCTGTCGATACGCGGTAGGGCTCTTCGCGCCATCGAACAGGACATAGCTCGCATCTTTACCGATCGCGCTCGGCCAAAGGATCGACATGTAGCAGTCCTCCAACGTCACCAACGGGCCATGCCGCTTGATCTGAAGGACGAAGTATTTGTAGACGAAATTGAGTTGGTCTTCCGGCGTCATCGCCGCGAGCTTCGCCGTGGTGGTGCCAAGCTCGGCCGCGGTGGCCGGCATGAATTGGATCAACCCGACCGCCCCGGAGCCGGCCATGTTGAGCACGCCAGCCGAAAACTTCTCTCCGCTCTCCCAAGCGATGCACGCCATGATGAAGTTGGCGTCCATCTTCAGGTCGTTCGCGATCCAACGCACACGATCCCGAAACGTGGCCGACACCTTCTGCCCCCAAGCGAGCACGGTGGAAGTGACTTCCGGGATCACGGCGGTTACGACTTCCGGCACCACCGACTCTACCGCCGGCTCGGCATAGTGCTCGACGGAGGCAATCATTGCGTCCAGGAGCGCTTTATCCACTAGAACCTTTGTCATGGCGCTATCGTCCTCGCTGTGGGGGCGGCGGAGAGCCCGCCCAGGGTGCATCAGGGAGCTTGTCAGGTGTCTCCATACCCCTAGGGACTGTATCGGCTGCTGGCGGCCCGTTTCCGGCCGATTCCGGCGGCACTACAGGCTGCGGCGGTCGCCCGATGGTGGCTTGCGTCTCTTCCCGGCGGTCTGGACCCTCGAATTTGGCGCGGCTGGCGATCTGTACGCCGTGCTTCAGGAGGCCCGCGGTTTGGATCATCTTCGTGATCTGCTCGGCGCTCGGGGCTACCATGTAGTAGGTGATGATGACCAGCACGGTATAGAACATCATGCGGAACATCTTCTCGATCACCCCGAGCGCGACAACCGTAATTTGCGCCACGTTGCGGGCGTCCATGCTGTCGATGCGTCCCACGATGTTACCGACAATCCTGTTGGTGGCGTAGCCCAGGCCGACGAGGATCGCGAACGCGAAGAAAAGAGCCACGAACGTAAAGACCCGTCGCCAAAGCCAATTGGCTTCAGGCAACGGGTCTTGGGGATCAGGGAGGACGCGAGGGGTTACTTCATCAGTCATGGCGACGATCCATTCTGTCGATCCATCGGTCAATCGCGTGTCGATGCTCGCGCATTTCGGTGCGCTGCTCTCGAAGCTCGTCACGCAAAGCGCACACCGCCGTATTCAGGTCACGCATCTCACGCCTGTTTTCGGCCATGGCGAAGGTGTTGCCTTCGATCGCCTGCGTGACTTCGTGGCCGAAAGCATCCTGCATCATGCCGCCGATTACAGCGGTTTTAGTGACAGTCACGTCGCTCTTGTGGCTGTCGAGGACGGCTTCCTTGATCTTCTTGGCGGCGGAGAGAGCACCGACTACCGCGGCAGCGATGGCCGCGAAGAAAACCGTAGCACTGGCCGCAACCGTCGTAGCATCAGGAATGTGTTGCAGCGCTGACGGCACGGCTTGGCTCCGACTGATCTTTACCATGCTGTGCCACGAACATCGCATCAGCGGAAGAGCGAAAAGCCGAATAGAGATCGGCCAGAACCAAAGCGCTGTAAACGATAACGCCGGTATTTGGCGTATCGCTGTTGAATAGCCCTATGGTGATCTGCGTCAGGATGAAGGCCGAGAAGAAGCTGGCGATCAGTCGGATCAACGGTGTGCGCTTCGAACGGCCATTGATGTAAAGGGCTGAGGCCCGAACACCCCCGCCGATCAAGGCCACCACGCCCCACGTCGGTTGTGCCGCGATCGTCCCTAGGCCGCTCCACATAGCCGAGACGCGAGGGTCCGAGAACATGCCGGGGTGGAGCAAAAGGTAGAGGCCCCAACCGATCAGGATTCCGGCATTTAGCCATTCCAGTGCGCGAGCCTGAAAGTGTTTCCAGTGTGTCGTCCTGATCTCGGTCGCGACGATCATGTTTTGGTCCTTATCGGCTTGCACGCCAACCCTCGTAAGCAGATACACGTCGGGTGGTGCGTTAACCCTTTCAAGGGCTGGCGTCAAGCAGAGCAGAAGTTGCTTCCGTCAGGCCGGCCAATCACTAAACCATTCTACCTGAAGACGGCAGGGTCGAGCAAAGTTTGTTCCGCTCAAACCGGCCAAGGTGCCGTTCCCGCTGCCACTATTGTATTGCGCGACTATGGTATTTCCTGGCGTGCAAGGAACCAGCGGGCCAGTGAGGGTACTCAAAGTCTCGTTTATGCCGGTTCTGATGTCTCCTGCGTAGGTTGTCGTGCTTCCTGCGGCGGAATCGAACACACGAACGTAGCCTTGAGGAACCCCTGTCCATGCGGTGTAGATGGTGACACGCGCGAGTTTCGCTCCCGGCGGCACAACAATGTTTCCATTAGCTGCCGACCAGCTATTGAACGTGTCCCGCGCAACAGCCCAAGTTGCGGGCGTTCGCCATGCGCCGGTCCCAACAACGAAGTCAGCCGGCAGGGTCAACGCCGTTAGACCGATCAGCGTGCTACCGTTGCCGCTGCCGCCGCTCGACGCCGGAACAACCCATTCCACGCCGGACTCGTCCGTCTTGACGGCCAGTACCTTGCCCTTGTTGCCTGCGAAGGCTGGAAAGGATGCGCCGCCGGTCTGTAGGACCTTCCAAGCCACACCGTCGAACATGACGAAGGTGTCTGCGCCCTTGTCGTAGAGCAGCCACCCTTCTGCCGGCGCTAGGTACACCCATGCGGCATTATCGTAGAGCGCCACCGACTGCGTATTTGGCGCTGCCGTCAGGATATACACATCGCCTTGTGCCGGGGCGGCCGGTACGGCGGCGATACGCCCCAGCACGCCACCTTGGCAGAGCGCCGATAGGCGGATCAGATTCGCGTTTTGATCGTCACCCCATCCGTCTTCGCCTTCAGCGTAACCGCCTTTGAGGCCGAGTCCAGGAAATGCGCGAGCAACCATGTCAATTCTCCGAAGTTACTTCCGAGCGATCACCCGCCCCAATTCAAGCCCCAGCTATAGCCCCAGCCCGCTTTTAGAGCAACGAGGAAGCTGTAGCACTGCCATGACGCCAACCCGTCACGCGCGCTTTCTAGCTCTATCCTTACGCGCGAGGGCGAGCCATCGGCTGCACTCAAGTCCGCCGTATATGCCCAAGTGGTGCCTGCAATGTCAGAAACAGTGCGCAACAAGGCCCCACTCTTGGCATCGTAGATGCGAACCGTGTACGTCTGCCCAATTTCTCCGAGCACCGTTGCTTCGTCATACCCGATCAACACATCATGCTGCGTGACACGGTTGCGCTCTGTCCAGGCCAGGGCCGGCTCGGGGTGTTCGCCGGTCAAACCGAACACGGAAGCACCGTCTACCGTGACGCCTGCGGGCGGGTAAGGGCGGGCGGGCCGGCCGGCAAGCTCGATCTCCTGCACGTCGGCCTGCTCGGGATCAAGCAAGTCCGACGACGTACGCGTGAGCACCAGGGAGTTGACCGTCTCGCCCGCGAAGTACGCCTGCCCATCAGAGACAAGATCGTCGTCGATCGTCCACAGGAGATCGCCGGCTTCATGTGCTCGGGGAATCGTGTCACCTGTCCCGCGGGCGATCGTCGCGATGCCGGCGGCCGTGTCCAGGGCGTCCAGGCGCACAAGCTCGTCGCCGATAAGCAGCCCCTGGCCCACGTTGTCCTCGTTGAACATCACCAGGGCGGTAAGGGGAACGGCGGTGTCTAGCGGGCCGATGTCGGCCGCCAGCGTGGCGTAGCCGGTGAAAGGGCCACGGCCGCGATCGACGTAGCTGGCCTCGCCCTCTGCCTTGGTGAGCAGATCATATTCCATGCTCGTCGCGTTCGGCGCAACGGCAAGCTGGCCGATATAGGCGGTGGTCGCATCCACGGCTTCTGCTTCTGCTGCACCTTGCATCCGATAGACATCGCGATAGCTCGCTTCCACCAAGCGTTCGTCGAGCGCGGGGGTTGCGACCTTCGACGGTGCTACCCACCCGTTATCGACGACTTCGTGGTAGGTGACGTTGGGCAGGCCGAAAACATCAATAGCACACTTGAGCTTGATCTGCCCGTTGACCATGTTGCCGTCGTCGATCTCACCGACGCGCAGCACTACGTCCTGAAGGCCACGCGAGGGCGCGGTGATGCGGATCACCGATCCCGGCGTCACACGCCAACCACGGCGATCCAGCGTCACCGAATACTTCTTCAGGCCCGAGCCCATTGCACGCAGATCGCGGGTGACGACGCGCGCAAGCAGCCCCTTGGTGGGGATGCCCTTGTAGTCCTGATCGAGCGAAGAGATGTCGCCCTTGGCTTGGAACGATGCCAGATTCTGCGCTCGCACCTGGAAGTCGATGTTGCTTACCGGATCGCGCGACGTGCCGATCACTTCATTGTAGCTGTTGTCGCTGCTCGCGCTGTCATCATCGTCGATCGACAACAAGCCTGTCTCGAAGGTGAAGAGCGGAACGTCGGCGAGCACATAATCGTTGCGCACCAGCTTGAAGACGATCAACCCTGTCTCGCGATCGGTGTAAGTTACTGCGCCGACAAGATCGCACACCTTTTGGATGAAAACGTCGATGTCTTCCTTGCGATACCAAATCAGTGCTAGGCCGAAGCCCTCGTTGCACAACGTATTGGCCGCGTAGACGAAAGCGTTCTGATCCAGATCATCCCAAGTCAGGCCACGCCCCCACAGCGGATCGGTGTAGCACTGGAAAACGATGTGCGAAGGGTTCATCGCATAGATTTGCTGCGCACCCTTGTTCGCGGCGAAAGTAACGGTAGTGTCGGTGTAGGTCGCGGTTGCTTTGAAAGCAGTCGAGCGCGCATTGACGTAGTTGGCAAGGTTGCGAACGCTGCGCAGTCGATCCTTGTTCGGAACGATCTCGAAGTCCGCTGGCCCGTCATCGCTCTTCTCGACGTAGCTGATCCCGATCCCATTGACGGTCACCGTGTCACCAGACTGCACGTTGCGTGCGAAGGTGATCGTCTGCGTGCTGTCCTCGTTGAGCGTCACCTTCAGGTCTATCGCCTGATTGCTCGTCACCGTCAGGTTGTCGCCGCCAAGAAAGATCGTCGCCTTGTCAGGATACCAAGCAACACCGCCGTACCACCCAGCCTTCGCGCGTCGCACCCGGAACGCCCACGTCTTCAGGTATGGATTCATCGCGGCCACCAAGCCGTTGAACCACACCGTCGTCACGCCGCGCATTTGTGATACCCGACCACCGATTGACGCACGCACGTCGGGGAGGCTTCGCACCACCGCGCCTTTCACGATGTTGATGATAGTGCTGCCTAATCCGCCGCCTGCGGCTACGGTCTGCGCACCAGGCAACACCTGATCCTCGTCGCCGAGAAACACCGCAAACGGCCCCTGGACGCCGCCCTCTTTGTCGTCACCGCCGAACAGGTTGGGTGCGTCGATGTATTGCGGCGTGTCGGAGCACGCATGGCCGTTCCATGCTTCCTTGTCGCCGACCTTGATCTCCACCAACTCGTCAATCGGCCCACGGCACAAACCGGAGAGCATCGACATATAGTAGCGATAGCCTTGTGTTTGACCGCCACCCTTGCTCATTGCTCTTCCCTCGCGATCCCGACTACCCGCACCGCCCGCGGATCGCGGGTATCTAGCAGCACTTGACCGTCAATGCCATTGGTAACGAAGTCCGACCAATCCAAGCCATGCCGGGTCCAGAAGCTGCGTGCGCCGGCCGAGCATATACGGTCCTTGCGCAGATGCCGCATGTAGACACGCGGCGAAGTTACTTCCATCACTTCGCTTTCCTCGTATATAACGGACGGCCGGCTTCAGGAAAATCCTCACCGAGTACTACGATACGACGATAAAGGGTGTCGTATTTCAACCCTAGCCTTTCGGCCCATTGTGCTATCGTTAGCTCTTCACCGCACCAAGCCACGAAGACATTGTTGGTGCAATTGTTGGCTTGCTCTGTTTTAGTCGCCCATCGGCAATTACCAGGCTCGTAATCCCCATCGACATTATTCCGTTCTAAGCTTCGGCCTTGAGGGCAATCACCCATATCTTCATAGAACGCCGCTACGCTCTCTCGCCAGCGCTTGCAAACAGCGACGCCGCGACCACCGTAGTATTCGTAACCGATGTCGTTCTCATTATAGCAACGCGACATCATGTGCCCCCAAGCTTTATAGGCCCGAGTGCTTGATAATCCGTGAGTAGGTTCACGTCCGCGCGGCATTACTTCTTCCCTGATTTAGCCTTGATCTTCGTGGTGGAATAGTTGCCGTACCACAGCACTTGCCAGCCTTCCAGCCAACCGTCGCCGAACACAACGGCGTGCGGCGTTCCGTCTTCCACCTGGGGTACTTCGAAGTCGTCCAAGGTCGCCACCTTTGGCGGCGCGGGACGCTTCATGGTAAGCGCGGTGACAACGTAACTGGTGACTAGCGCGATGGCCGCCCATGCGAGCAATGGCATTGTGCCCTCCTACCAAATCGCGGTGTTGAACGGCGACTCGCCTGGCATCTTGTCGAAGCCGCCATAGTTGTCGATGTTGTCGAATTTCTCGTCGCACGTCTCGGGGGTGCGGTCACATCCGGGATACATCTTCACGGTGTCGCCGACCTTCAAGAAGTCCACAACACCGAAGATCGTGAGCACGCCGCCTACTTGTTCTTCGATGAAGCGGCGTTCAAGCGTTCCTTCATCTGAAGCAGACCAAGCGACGAAGCCACCACGCAACCATGCGTCAGCGATCACCGGAGCCGTGGCGTGTGTCGCATCCTTCAACTGGACTGTGATCGAGTTGCCGCCGAGCGCCTTCACCTTCGCGCTGATCTCATAATCGAGCGGGTTGACCTTGCAACCGGCGTCGTAGAGGAAATGCGGGCACTCGCGCGTCCAGCACAGCCGCAAGCCGGTGCGCTTGAGAGACGCGGACAGCGGCTGGCCTATCACTTGGCACCGGGCAGGGCTCGGGCGCTTGACGTTCTGCACGATTCCCTTCCAGTAGATCGGAGCATCATCGCTCCCCATGTGCATCCGTCGCACCGTCAGCCAAATGGTTTCGCTCGGCGGGGTGCCGCGAAAGAGCCGGACAATCGGCAAATCGCTTGGGCCGTCCAGGGTGAAATCGTTCATCGACGACGAACCCTGGACCATGCCGCCATCGCTTACCGCCCGCGGCTCATAGGTAACGGTCGCCATGACACCAGCCACAAGCTCCTGCCGTTCGATCGGGCGATCGGCCGACGTGTAGCGCCACTCGGTTGCACCCCACTTCAGCAAGTAAAGAGCAACCGGCCGGCTGTCTTGTGTAGAGACTTCTTGATCGTTGAACGCCATCACCAAGTCCAGTTAATGCTATAGGGGTAGTTACCGCCTACACTCCACCGATCGACGACAACAGAGGGACCGTC